TCAGCGACTCATTAGTTCATCAAATGCGCGGTCAACACTGCTCTTACCGTTGGCAGGACCGTACTTGGCTGTTTCAGACGAACGGCCTTCTGCTGATTTATCACCAGAAAGTTGTTCATCCAAGATGGCATCGACTTGCTGAGTGCTTAGACGTTCAAATAGACCGTCAATGTTAGGCATGCGATCGAGGAGGGCGGGGATCGCTTCCGTATCACTAAGCAAGGTGGATGTGTTTCGACGCATCTTTAGGCTTGTCTGTGGGTATGCACCGGGCTTATTAGGCTTGGTGTAAGTGAGGGTGATATCGGTACCTTCCCCAATATCGGTAATATCACCATATTCAGGGTCAAGAATGTAGCCAAGCAGCAATTCGTATGCCTTCTTGCCGTAGCCATATACCTTGATTCCTTCGTCTTCTCGGCCGCGTACTACGACTGGTGAGAAGTATCGGGTTCGAACGAATAGAGACTTAGCAAGCTTCTTGCTTTCCTCATCGCTGTTATCGACCCCTTCGCGCCACAACTTGGTGGCGAATTCGCAAATAGGGCACTCATCTCCGAAATTACGCTTCGGACATAGGACGCCGCCCTTGTGATCCCCCACATTATAGTGGAAGAACATCTCCTTTAGTGGATCTCCGTCCTTAGTCGGAATGATCCGAATGTCGGTGTCGCCCTCATCGGGCTTAAACCATACGGAGTTTTCATTCTTAATTCCCTCTCCGCGAAGGGATGCGAGCTTACGCCGCATTAGTTCCATATCAATTGCCATGTTATTTTCTCCTATTATTGGCTAAAGTATACTGAGCTTTCCTCAGCATCTAGTTTATAACACTTGAGATAGTTTGTCAAGTGTATTTTTTTGTACTACGTTAGTATGGGCAACGCAGAACCCAAAGTCTTCATAAGGCGTTTCGTAAATTGCATATGACATTTTGCGAAACGCATTTTTTGGTTTTGATTTTAGCATCTCTACTATCTTTTTGTGTAGGCCACCTTCTTTTTCAAGTCTCTCTGTATTGATAGCTAAATAATAGCATAGTTCTCTCGGGGTGTCAAGCTCAAAAAACCATTTTTCTTCAAGATTCTTAATATTCAATCCGCAAATCGTTCTTATGCGGTTAATTGGTGTTGGGGCGGCTACTTTGCCAATCTCAGGCTCGGCATGATTAAAGTAGTTTATATGATGCATGGCCGAAAAAATATACTCGTTCAGCTTAGCATAATATGCCTTAATGGGCAAGTTGCCCAGGTGAGATTCAAGTGACATATTGGAAATGATGGTCATTGAGTTCAACAAGCCCGAACGCGCGTATTGCTGCAAAATACCAAAAACTGCATTTTCAACCAAAGCCGGGGTGCCGGTCAACATCTCGATATCAGGCTTTACATAAACTAAGTCAATTTTCTTTTCTTTTATCTGCTCCAAAATGCCCAAACAATAGTTAGAACTCAGCGAAGAGCCAACAATAAAAAATTGGACTCTTTCATCTAAATTCGCAAAAAACTTTTTAACATTGGGAATGTTTTGTTCGTACTCTTCCGGGTTTTTAAAACTCTTCAGCTTGAACTTTGTCTTGGACGATTTAGCAACCTTATCGTTAAGCTGATAGACGTTATACGTCTTTATGCTCCGAAAATTCTCGACAATGGCCGATGCGGCATTTCCCAAGCCAACAACCGAAATCATAACTTAAGCTCGCTTAGGTTATAGTAATCTTTGCCGGCTGTGATGTTGGCTAACCAGTTTTGCTCAAACATCTCCTTGATGCTATCAATCATGTTGCGATCTTCGTCGTGATAGTCGATGACAATTTCGTCATGAACAATGTGAGAAATGAAAGACTTCCGGCCTTCCAGCATCTTATCGATAGAAACTGCTCTGTCGAGCACCTTATCCGAGGTGGTGCTTTGGATCAAGTAATTCAAGGCTTTTCTCTTCTCTACTTTGATTTTTCTTCCGTATGGTGTACTAATATAACCGTTATCGTAATACTTGTCAAGCACTTTTTCTCGATCATAGATGTTGCTTGTAATTGCGTCAGATTCGGGATTATAAAGCCATGCAAAAAAGTCGATCTTGGCCAAGTCGCGACTCAGCGTCTCATCCTCAAAAACGTTTACGATGTTCCATGCATGAATGTCTTCTTTCGGCTGTTCGTGCCCACACAACTCCAACAGCATCCTAACCTCGGCGCCGTTGTAGTCTAAGCTAACGAAAAGGTCGTTTGCAGGCTTCACAAGCTGCCTCAGTTCCTTCTTCATGGTCAACATGGGGAAAGAGTCGCGGTTGGTCGTCAGGCGGCCTGTGACCGTCCCAAAGAGGTTGTAATCAATGTACCGATACTGGTATTTACTCAGAAGATCTTTTGCCTTCATACGGTTGGAAGTGGAGGTGAACAACGCTCGGCAGTTATCCGTACTCAGGTTGAGCTTTTGGTACTTGATCTTATGAATAAGCTTTTGAACGCGGTCGAGGTGATCATAGTTTTCTGGTTTTTCAAAATTTTCAAAAATATGTCCCGTTATTCGATTTTTTACCTCACAAAAGTCAAGCAGAAAATCATGAGGTACCAAATCAAAGATACAGTGATCATTTAGGTCTATTTTTGCAATCTTAAATGACTTGTAAAATGCGGCCATCTTTTTCTGAACGCGCGCAAGGTCACTTTTTAGCTCTTCTGAGCAATTATCCGCCAAAGTGCCGCCATTAG